CTATGGTGTTAATGCTGATCTTGGAATTAATTTCGACTTTTCAGCAAAAGTTGATGGTGTAGATATCTTTGCTAAGACATTTAATCCAAACTCATCTGCAGTAAATTATACGACTAATGAGTTCAATCTTAATAGTCACTTCTTCCAACCTTATGAGGAACTGATTTATACTCCGCAATCATCTTTTATTGGTGTCGGAACAGAACCTATAGAAATTGAAGAACTAGAAATTAGTGCTGGTGTACTAACAACTCATCTACCAACTCAAGTATTTGCAATCAAGATCGATCAAAATACTTTCAAACTTGCCACAACAAGAGAGAATGCCATTGCAGGAATTGCAATAACTCTTACCAGTCCTGGAGTTGGTAATGCTCACATTCTCGAAATGAAGAAGAAAAATGAGAAGGCACTTATAACACTAAGCAATGTTGTACAAGCACCAATTGCATTTACTTACATTCAGCACGATCTTGCTGGAAATGGTGGGAGCGTTTCTATTGGTCAAACATTCTTTGCACTTTCTGCAATTAGTTCGATAAAACCAACTGATATATTATTAATTGAAGATGAATATGTAAGAGTTGAAAATGTTGGTCTATCTAATAATACTACAGGACCAATTACATTCTCCGGAAATGTTCCTCTTGTAGAGGTTTCTAGAGGTGTTCTTGGAACAGATCCTGCAGAGCATTTAGATGGCACTAGATGTGATCTTTATAGAGGTTCATTCAACATTGTCAAGAATAATATTCACTTTACAGAACCTCCAAGAGGTAATCAATTAGATCTTCTTGGACCTGATGAGTCAAAACTTCCAAGAGAAAGAGCTACATTTAGTGGAAGAGTATTCTTGCGTCAAGATTATGACAGTAACCAAGTATATGATGATATCTCCGAACAGTTTACTGGTGTTGGACAAACATTCACACTAACAAGATCTGGATTGAATACTGTTGGTCTTGGGACTAGTGGTGGAAGTGGTTTAGTATTCATTAACGGAATATTCCAGGCACCAACTACAGAAAATAATTCTAGTAATAACTATATCATCGAAGAAGATCTAAATCTTGGAATTTCTTCAATTACATTTAGTGGAGTTGAAGTTAATGATGAAATATTCATTACAGACAATGATGTAAACCAGAATCAACTTCCTAGAGGAGGTCTAATTGTTTCATATGGTTCTACACCTGGTCTTGGTTACGCACCTCTTGAAGGTGCAAGAGTAACTCCAGTTCTTAATTCTAGCGGTTCTATAATTGATTTAAATGTACTAGATCATGGATCTGGATATAGAGAACCAGTTGCTATTGCAGTCACTGATCTTTCATATGAGCATAGATTTGTAAGATCTGACACTAATGCTGTTAGTGCAACTACTGGTGGTCCATTTACCCCAAGTGGAGCAGATTATGACTCATTAACTGGTGTTCTTGTATTGACAATTGCAGATCATGGTCTTGCTGGAACTGATACCATCTTAATTGCAGATAATTCGATATACTTTACATGTGCTAGAGACAACTTTGCTTCTGAGCATTCGTATCCAAGACCAACTGATCCTGCTTCTGGTGTTAATCTTCCAATCACTTCATTTACAAATAACACAATAACTGTAAATGTAGGACCTGGTGGCGGCACAGGAACTGATGGAGTTATTAGTGCTGTTGTTGGTGTAGGAGGAACTCTTATCTTCACCATCGATAATTCTGGAACAGGATATATTGATCCTGTTGTTGATATTGAAGATCCTGTTTATGAAAATATGGAAATCATTGGTGTTTCTCGTTTAGGGGAGGGTGCAACTACAGATACTGGTGTTGGATTACTAGTTAATGTTGAAATTGGAGCAGCAAAAACTTCTGTTGGTATTGGATCAACATTATTCGAAGTCAGTAATTTCCAAATTACTAGAACTGGATATGGATTTAAGCGTGGTGATATATTTACTGTTGATGGTCTTGTTACAGACAGACATCTTACTGAACCTGTAGAGCAATTCCAAATTTCTATTCTTGATACATTTACCGATTCCTTCAGTGCCACACAATTAGGAGAACTTGATTATATCGACTCTATTGCACCTTATCAAGATGGTGAAAGAGTAAGATTCCCTCTAATTTACAAAGGTGAGAATCTAAGTTTCCAAAAGGATGAACTTGATCCAGAATCTTCTTCTATTGATCTCAATAATGTTCTGGTTATCTTCAATAATGGAATTCTTCAAGAACCAGGAAGTTCTTACTTCTTTGACGGAGGATCCACATTCATCTTTGCAGTTCCTCCAAAAGAATCAGATAATGTTCAAATCTTCTTCTACAGAGGAACTAGAGGAGTTGATAGTATCCAATTTGAAATTGATGAAACTATTAAAGTTGGAGATACTGTCCAGGTAATATCATCAAATCAGATTGAGAGCACTATCAGTCAAGAAAAGAGAAAAGTTTACACTATTGATAGTGTCGATGTTATTCAAACTGATGCATATCCTTTCCAAGGAATTGATCCTGTAAATTACAAACCTGTACATTGGACAAAACAAAAAGCAGATTTAATTATTAATAATCAGGGAATTTCTAAAGCAAGAGATAGCATTGCTGCACAAGTTTATCCAACATCCAATGTTATTGCCTCAATCGATTCAACATCAACTACTTTCTGGTTAGATAGTGGAGAGTTATGGAACTATGAAGATGATGCGGTTCTTTCAACTGATGCTTTACTGTACACCAATAAAGAAGCAGTTGGAATGGGAACAACTATGGCATCGATAAATTATGAAACAGTTTTAGATATTAAAGATATTAATTCATTCGTAGCACAAGTTGTTGGAATAACAACTGTTCCTGGTGTTGGTGGAGCAGATGTTGCAATTCAATTTACACTTGAAAGAGACCCATTTGCATTCCCTGGATTTGAAGTTGGTGACTACTTCTATATTTCAAAGACAAGTGTAGGTACTGGAAATGTTAGTATTGAAGATAATGACACGGAGATTGTTGCAACATCTACAGCATTCTGTGACAACATCTATAAAGTTGCTGAATGGACAGAACTTACGGGCGTTATCAAAGCAAATGTAAGATCTGATAGTCCAGTAACCGGACTCACATCAACAGGATCTCTCTTATATCCATGTGGAACAATATCTTTTGCTCGCCTGTCTGGTATTAGTAGGAGACCAAATAATCCACTAAGTATTGACATTTCTGGATATACCTCTAGCAATAGTGGACTATCTACATACCCAATTCTACAAAGGCGTGATGCGGGACTCAGAGATACTGGTGCCCTAGAGTTATAAATATAAGAAAAAACGTTATATAGATGTCCGCACTTGTAACAGACCAGTTCCGAATTGAAAATTCTGCGAACTTCGTTGAGTCAGTAAATGACTCAGATAACTCCTACTATGTTTGGTTGGGACTACCAAATCCCAACCTTTATACTGGTTTTGCCAGGAACCTTAATTGGAAAGGTTCTGAAGGTGTAACTGCAGGCATAGTACCTAATCCAATTGATAATGGCAGTTATCTATCTCAATATAAAGATACCTTGCTCTTTGGAAAAAGAATCACATCTTCTAACGTAAAGAGGGTTGTGAAAAGAGTTGATTGGGTGAAGGGTAAAAAGTATGACATGTATCGTCATGATTATAGTGATGTCAATCTATCCACAGTTTCTAAAACTGCAAGATTGTATAATTCAGAGTTCTATGTAATTAATAGCGACTTCAACGTATACATTTGCATTTCGAATGGTTCTGGCGGAAAATCAAACCAAGCAAATCAGTCACAATATGAACCAACCTTTACAGATCTAGAACCATCAATTGCTGAGAATGGATCTGATGGTTACGTTTGGAAGTATCTTTTCTCTATCTCACCATCAGATATTATCAAATTTGACTCTACTGAGTATATCACTCTTCCAGACAATTGGGCAAGCAATACAAATAGCAGTATTGTATCTGTAAGAGAGAATGGAAACTCTGATGATAATCAGAACCAAATTAAAACGGTCTTTATTGATAATGATGGTGCAGGATATTCTTCTGGAGAAGTCAATATTCTAGGAGATGGTACAGGTGGTAGAGTATTCATTGAAGTAAATGCTTCTGGGGAAATCACCGATGCAACTGTTACTTCAGGTGGAAGTGGATATACTTATGGTATTGTTGATCTGGGACCACTTCAACCAGCAGGATCAATTTCGGATCCAGCAAAGTTAATTCCAATTATCCCACCATCTAAGGGACATGGTTACGATATTTACAAGGAACTGGGTGCTGATAAAGTTTTAGTTTATGCTCGATTTGATGATGCTACTAGAGATTTCCCAACAAATACAGCATTCTGTCAGATTGGTCTAATTAAAAATCCATCTAATGTAGGTTCTGGACAAAC